CACTTCTGTAACATATACACGCTGTCCTTCTTTGTTATCGTAGCTGCGTGATTGCAATCTTCCGTCAACACCGACTAAACTGCCTTTACTTAAGAAGTTGTTAACATTTTCTGCTTGTTTTCTGAAAGTCACACAATTAATAAAATCTGCTTGTTTTTCTCCCTGGTCGTTCGTAAACATGCGATTTACTGCTAATGTGAATGTTGCAACTGAAACACCTGATGTTGTTGTTCGAAATTCAGGATCTTTTGTTAATCGCCCCGTAAGTACTACTCTGTTAATCATTTCATTTCCTCCATCACTTCATTAATTTGTTTAATCATTGAATCTGCAAAATCAAGAAACTGTACTCTGTCGACATCTTCCTCTGATGCCCTCACGTTATGCCTAGCAATAACGACCTGTACTTTTAATTCCTTAACTTTAGTCTTAAGCTGTCGCAGTTTCTGATGGTCCATATTCCTCAATCCCCTTTCGAGTTTGTAACTCATGGTCTTTTTGAGCTACCAGAACACGCAACTCTAATTCGTTTGTTGCCCAGTCAATCATTCGTTGCGCATATCTTTCTGTACAGTTAAGTCGTCTCATGATTTGTTCTTTAGTCATGCTTGATCACCTCCGTAACATCTTCTAATGCAGAAACCATGCGAACAGCTATTTTACTTAGCACACGTTCTTTCATTTTCAACTCCTGCATTCTTTCGCTTGATACAACTACGAAATTTTCATCATGAAGTAGCTTTGCATATTCCTTAATTGCTTGTTCTTTCGATTGTTCTTTTTGTTGATCTTTAATTTGTTCTAACTGCTCAAAATCCCCTTTATAATCTTGCTTTTCGTTTTTTCTATTAACTAGCTTGTCGATTGTTCTTTTAAGAATATCTTCAACATACTGCATCGTTCTGTATTTAGGATTTAGAAATATCGGTGTACCTAAACCAAACTTTTCATCCATTTCGATTTTCTTTGGTGATAAATCTGTTGCGTGTGCACAATCAAATCCCATGACACCATCATTCTCATAAGTGATGCCTCTATGAAAAACATTATCTATAATATCTCTTTCTTCCTCATTTTTAGGCGTGTAATGAAGATAGCCGCATAGATGACCCAGATCCTCATGCCTAACGATTTCATATCTGATACCTTTATACATTCGGCTTTTAAAATTACCTTCATTTTTCACAAGTTCTTTCATTTCCTTAAATTCCATTCGTTTCACTTCTCCTTTTTTTATTTCATAAACACTAGCCAGTGTGTTTTCGACCTTTTATTTCCAAACAACGGTTGATAGTCGATGTTTTTCAATATATCGTTCAACTTTATCTGCTCTTCATTCCATTTAAAAATTAAAGTGCCATTTGGTTTGAGCACTCTCATACATTCATCGAAACCTAATTGTAAGTCTTGCATCCAATTATCTTTATCAAGTCGCCCATACTTTTTAACTAGCCAACTATTATCTCCACCACGTATCAAATGTGGTGGGTCAAACACTACCATGTAGAATGAATCATCATCAAATGGCATATTTCTAAAGTCGCCCAAAATATCAGGTTTGATTATCAACTTCCGACCATCACATAAAGTTGTTTCTAATTCACGAATATCCATGAATTCAACGTCTGCATTTTCTTTATCGAACCAAAACATGCGACTTCCACAGCAAGCATCTAGTATCTTCTTCATTGCATCCTCCTATCTGCACCATCCAATGTTAAAAACGTTGCCCCATTGCATATTCTTGAATAAGCACGTTTCAGCATAAAATCTGATGGCATTTCATTAATGATGTCTAAGTTCGTTGTATAGATTGTATTCAAGCCTTGTCGCTTATTCGTGATCTCATACAACTTCTCGCATGCCCAGTCTGTTTGCTTGTTTGCCCCTACATCATCCAGGACTAATAAATCAACTTCACTAACTAATCGCATGATTTTTTCTTCTGTATCATCATTCTTTTTATTGAACGATGCTTTGATGAGTGATAAAAGCTCAACATTATCGATGAAAAGCACTGTATTACCTTTGTCTTTCAAATATCTAGCGATAGAAAATGCAAGAAATGACTTGCCTGTTCCTGTATCACCTTGAATAACTATCGTTTTAGGATTTTGTTTGCTAAATTCCTTACAAAAGTTAGATGCTACTTTATAAGCGTTGTATATCTCAGGACTTGCTTTTTCGAGATCGATATCATTATTTTTGAATGATGCCTTTTTTAGATCCGGATTAATCAACGACTGATTGAAGTAATAGTTAATCTTTTTTTGCTGCATTCGTTTCTTATCTGCTCTCACTAACTCTCTAAGGTGACAGTCACATTTGATAACTAGCTCACGTGTCCCATCATCATTTAATTTATATGTGTTCTTTGTACCGCATTTATCACATGTTTCCTCTTCTATTTCTGGAATACCTCGATTTGCTACTGCTTTCATAAGTTCACTATTCAGTAATGATTTCAACATCTTCACCGCCTAACATCTCTCTCATGTTTCTTTCGTTACGTTCTTTAAGTCTTGCGATTTCTTCAGGTGAACGTTTTGTCGTCTGCACATTATGTTTAACTTGATTGTTATCTTTAGTCTGTCTAGCAATTTCATTAGCATCTATTTCAGCTGTTGTCTTAAATCCTTTGTTATGCCAGTTTCTTAATATGCCATTCACATATTTATAGTTTTTAATACCTGCTTCAATACCTACATCTAATGCCTTGCTGACGATAGAGTCTCCTTCATCTCCGAAGTCATCAATCCAAGCAAATAATTTCTGCATCGTAATTGGATCCAGGTAGCCATAACCACCTTGTTCGAAGATATCGAATGACGAAGGACGAGTTGTTTCTCTTTCGTTTTCTTTTTCTTTAATTTCCTTTTCTTTTTCTTTCTTTTCTTTTTCTTTCTTCCATAGACTATCTATACTGTATGGATACTGTATAACTTTATTGTTTTTCTCTAGAGAATTAACATAATCAACGTACTTTATTGCAAATGGTTGATGTTTTACGTTCTCCAGATCAGCCTTAACTCGCGTGATAACCTTTTCTGAATTATTCCAATTGAATTTGGCCCAATTTCTGATATATATTTCTTTTGTTGGTTGGTTATATTCAATCTTTCCGTATTCAATGAAACGAGTTAATAACTTCTCAACAGTTTCACGATTGTAACCTGTTTCTAGTTCGATAACTCTAGAAGGCAATTCATATATCCCTATCTGAGACGTTTTGCTATTAGTCATCAGGTAGATATAGAAATACTTTTCTTCTGGTGTTAAATCTAAAACAAATGCATCTTGCCAAAAGCTAACATTCAAATATCTATGTGTACTCATTCCTTAACCTCCTCTATCAAGGTTAGAACTTCATCCCTGAATCTTGTCCAACTAGTTGAATTAACTGCAGCATCTATAACTTCTTGGTACTGTTCATCATCAACTTGCTCATACCAATCTTTCATTAGTTCTTTTAATTGACGATCATTGTAGTAAAGTCCTCTATTCTTCAAAATCCCTCTGATATAACTGGCATTTCTTATATAAGTTTTTACTGGATTCCTGTTGTAGTATGCGATGCGTGGGACCTTTTCAAAAGCTATTTGAATTCCTTTGTCATAGTAAACATCGTAAGCTGCATCAATTGCAGTCATCAGTTCTTGCATTGAGTATTTTCTCAACCAAGATTTGATGTTTTTAAGCCCTTGAGTTTCGACAGTGCATTCAAAAACTCTCTCGAAATATTCGGCTACTTTTTCCGCTTCAATATTCTTAAGATCTAGCAATTCTTCTTTCCATTGCATCATGAATTCAATTTGTTGTTTGCGCTCATTCAGTAATTTCAACTCATCATGCTGTTTATCCATTACTGCAGTATCGCTTAGCTTTCTATCTCGTTTTCCATTGTTACATTCAAAACATGAAGTTATTAGGTTCATAATGTCATTTGTGCCACCTTTAGCAATCGGTTCAATGTGATCTACATTTAACACGATATTAGGTGCCTTATTACCACAATACTGACATGTAAAGTTGTCTCTTTTAAAAACTTCAAATCTAATTTTGTTAGATAAGCTTTTTCTTTTTGCCATTTAACTTACTCCTTTCTAAAAGAATGGAGGGTCTTACCCCTCCGTATTTTCATGCTGAACTTCCTCTGTAACTGAATATTCTGTAATATCAATAACTTCACTCATATCTTCTTTAATTTCATCTTTAATAGTTTCATCAGCTTGAACAACTTTATTGAATTCTATTGATTTAGGAGCATATTTTAATACTTCTTTAAGCACTGTTTTTTTTGCCATTGCGTCATAATTAGTTTTCCAAGGTGATGTCCAACCTTTTTGAACTGCTTGACTAAATGCTTTTGAATGTTTATCGATTCTTTCACGAGTCCAATAAACGAAATCAAACCCACCATTTTTAAGATGATAAACGGCATAATATCCAATTGGTTCTCCATCAGGCACTTCAGCTGGTACATGAATTAAATCTTTGTGAAGTCCATATTGATATGAAAATTGATCGTTCGCATATACTTCATGTGAATATATCGATTTATATTGACCGCTTCTAGTAGCTAAATCGATTAGACCTTTGTAAGATAATTGAAACTGTACTTTATTCCCATAAGGAATTAGATATGCTTGACCAAGTCCAGTATTAGGTTCTACACCTAATTGAGATGCTTGCATTAATGCTCCAACAAAACTCATTTGATCACATTCCAACAATTTCGGTGTTGTACTTACAGCAGTCATTGCAATTCGTGCCATCCTATCTGCATCCATGTGTTTTGGTAATGCCCTTTGTATTTCTGGTCCCATTTTTACTAATAAATCGTTTAACTGAGTTTTAGGTGATTTCTTTTTCACTACATTAGTGTTACTTTGTGAGACTTGGTTTTTCAATGATTCGTTAGTTGCCATAATTTAATTCCTCCACGTATTTAAATTTATATTTAAAAGGTTTTACTTGTTTTCTCAATCCTTGATAGACAGGTTTTCTACTAATATTGAATTTTTCACACACATCTTTAATACTTTTAAATCTTCCTAGAAATACATCATCCAACGAATAAACTTCTATTGGTATAGAGCGATATGAGTTTCCTTTATTAACAGTTTTAAGGTGATTTGCATTCAAATGAGTAGCAGATTTTAACTTTTTATGGTAAGCATGTTGATTGTTTTCTGAATATGTTGCCCACTCTAAATTAGTAAGAATGTTGTTCTGTTTATTTCCGTCAATATGATTAACTGTTTCACCGAAATAAGGTGGTATATAACATTCTGCTAATAGCCTATGAATAGTTTTAGTATTGCCTTTGTTCATTTTCCAAAGTGAAACTACTGGATAACCGCCCTTAGATACTGATTGTTTCAACAATTTTCCGCTTCTAAAATTTTTAACTTTTCCAGATTCAGATATACCGTACTCTTTTTCAAAACCTTTAATAGGTTTATATTCAATCACTTTATTACGCTCCTTTAATTTGTTTGATTTTTAATACTCTAGTTTCTGTTTCTTTGTAATAAGGATCTAATTGTTCTCCATAAATTTCTCGAATCTTCTTAGTATCCAAAGTCTTTCTTACTTGTGGTTTCCAGGTAATCTGATATCCACTTGTTTTACCTGCTAAGTTGTTGCCTAGTATGTGCTTTATTTTGTTTTCATACTGCGTCTTAAGTTCTTTAAGTTCCTTTTCTTCTTGCTTAACTTGTTCTAATGCAGTTAATAATGTTTCGACATCATCACTTAACTGAACTTCGGTTTCATCAATATCTTTATACATATGATTCAAGAAATCTTTAGTTGCATCACTTCCATCTATTTCAGGAATAACGCCTGCAAGAACATTGTTATACCAGAAGTCTTTTTCAGCATTGATGATAATTTCAATCAATTCATCGTCACGTGGCACTTCCTTCCAAATGAACTGATTACCACCACATAAAACTGCGATATACGCTTTTTCATATCCTGTAACTGCCATGTAGTGCTGAATCTGACAAAGATACGATGCTGGTATCTCGTCATCCTTCCATTGATCGATATTGTATTGCGAAGTAGTCTTACATTCGAGCAATGCCTTTTCACCTACTATTACTCTGTCTAGATTTGCTAACATAAATTCATGTTCAGGATGTCTTAACATTTTGTTGTTTTTTCTGACTTTCTTACCTGTCCTTGCTTCAAATTCTTTAGCTACAACATCTTCAAGGACGTTCCCCCAATATATAAACTCGTTGTCAACTTGTTGCTTTAATTCTGGATTTACCTTCTCGAAGAATAGTTGCGTTTTAGATTTCCACTTATTCACTCCAAGAATAGTTCCGGCATCACTTCCTCCGATACCTGCCTGTCTAGCTTTCAGCCATTCTTCATGAGTCATGTCCTTTGTGTTTAAAACCTCTGCCATGTTATTTCCTCCTTCATCTTTATGTGATATAATGAGTTAGAGTTGTTATCTGATGCGCGTATCCTTGATATGCGCTTTTTTTATGCGTTAAACTCTCGATCACGATAAACATCTTCTTGATGATTTAAGTTCCAATTCAAATTATCTTCATCATCTTCTTCGCTACAATACAATCTTTCTAAGTACTCAAGCTCTGATAAGTTATCCTGCATTTCCATCACCTCCTACAGTGACTACTTCTGTAAAATAAGCAACTCCGCAGTCGCTTTCTAACTCCCACTCAATATCGCAATGCGGTCCATGTTCTTTTATCAATCTGTAGTACTCATCAAGCGTGAAAAATGGTCTTCCAACTTTAACGAACTCTACTTGCCTACAGTAAGGTAACTTCATGCAGTTTCCTCGCTTTCAAATTCAATTACAGGAATGATATCTCTGCGTTTCAAGAATTCGTAAAGGAATAAACGACCTTTCTGTGTCCATTTCGTATGCATTCTCACTGAAACACTTCCATCCTTATGTGTAATCTCAGTTGTTTCTGAATGCGTATAGCCTTTTGCGTGATGATTTGAGTAAAGTAGCCATTGTCCTGACTGTTTATACTGAATTTTGAATCGTTGCAGCAACTTATTCATTTCTTGTGCTGACATACCATAGTCTTTTGCGATCTGACCGATAGTAACTAAGCTTGTACTTTTAAGAATCGTGTCTACATAATTTGCTTTTGGCTTTAATTCCCCAATCTGTTGTTTCTGCATCGTATTCTCTAGCTGAAGTTTCTCGTTCTCTTCTACTTGTTCAACTAACTGCAATAATGCTTCTTTGTATGTTCCAGGTAATCTGTTTTGTAATGCTTTCTCCATTTCGTTGAATCTATTGATATATGCCATTTTGAAGTCATTGTGACCCTGGATGTTGAACATGTATAAGATGAAACCGTCTTTAGTTAATAAATATTCTGATTGAGTTCTTCCACGACTATCTTTGTAATCTGACTTAAAAATTAATGCGTCCACATTTGGACTCATTAAAACTTTGTCCAAATCTCTTTTAACATGTTGATGTTGTCTACCTAATTCCTCTGCAACTATCCTACTGCTTACGACTGGGCCTAGTTCTGAATTATTCTCGATCTTGATTAGTGTATTCATTTGCTTCATCCTTTCTGATTGTTTAATTAATGAATGTTCCTGGAATTCCTGAATAATAATTCAAATAAAAATATCCTTAGTTACTAGCTCTCTGTTATAATTTGTAACTTTTTACTGTATAATTTTCTTAATCTCATAGGAAAGGTGGTGAATCTAATGTCAAATTTGAGTTTTAATCCAAATGATTTTGCCGCTGCATATTTACAAACTTTTGGTGTAGATGATACTGAATGCGTTACAGAAAGAGATAGAATCGAAAAAGCTCTTACTATTTATCTAGCTTGCATTTCTATATCTACAGAACGCGTTCAAAAGTTTCATGTAAATAATGATTCAAACGAATCGGATCTAAATTAATTACTTCAACTGCGTTTTTATTACACGCTCTCTTAATCTCCTCCGCCAAGATGACGATTAAGAGGGCTATTTTTAATGCTTGTAATTTTCTCATCTATCTCACCTCCTTTAAATCTTTGTATTTTTTATGATGTAAAGCTAAAAACTTTATCTCCCTTTTTTGTATAAGTTATTTCAAACTTATATTTCTTTTGGTTATAGTTGTATTCTTCTACGATATATGCCATTACATCAGAATAGTTTTTCAACATTTTAATTTCTGCATTTCGAGTTCTACATATAGATGCCAATCTGTTTACGTCAACATTTCCAAGTTCCCATAGTTTAAAAATCGCAAATTTTAAAGTTCTTCCTGGAATACCATCGAATTTTCTGTCGTAAATTCTCAAAAACTTATCCGCAGTTTCTTTTCTCTTTTTATCTAACTTAAAATGACCTTCTTTAATCCTTGGGTATTCCATATAAGTCCCTTGTAATAAATAAGCCAGTTCTCTAAATCCCAAGTTGCTATGCGAGTAATAATCTAGCAAAACTTTGTAATCATCATTTTTTACCGAAATTGACTGTACATGATCTTTTATCGTCCAATGTTTTTGTCCAGAACCATTCATTAAGCCTAGTTGCTTTCTGCCTTGATATTTACCGATGAAATATTTTATTGGCATATTTAAATGCATCCAAGCAGCATATCTATGTTGACCATCGATAATAATTCCGGCTTCGTTAACAAGAATTGGTGGAAGTTCATAACCTTCTTTGATACTTCTGACTAGGCGCTTAACATGTGAATCATTAATATCTAGCGTTCTATTTTCTATAAAGAAATCAAATAGTTGATAATTATTTGTTTCATAGATTTGCTCATAAACTTTTTCTTCCCTTAAGTTGCCACTTCGATTTTCAGACAAATCATTTTTAAAACCTTCGCCATTTAAGTATTTATCAACTGCATCGTTATAGGCTTGAGCTGCTTCCTTTTCGGAATTATATAAACCTAAATATTTAAATTTTTTGTTTATTCTTATTTGCGCTTCAAACTTCCCTTCCCCTCTACGAATAACCCCTTTGTACATACTCTTTGAACCTTCTCTACTTGATCGATAATAATTATGGTTTAACTTTGCCATTTGTATCTCTCCTTTATTAATTGTGAATGTTAATCTTTTTTATATTCCTTTGCTTAAATCCTTATAAGTTGCAATTAGCAAGAACATCAAAAGTTGAATGATGATCGTCAACCCTAATCTTGGTCCTGGTTGCATTTGAAACCCAAGCGCTAGGAATAATACCAATAAGTATGCAAAAAATGTACAAAGTAGATAAAGTGATGCATAAGATAACTTTGCTATATACTTCATATCACTTCTTCCTCCCCCTATTAATCCATTCGATTAAGTTTGCTGTGCTGTAACGTGACGATATTCCTTCAATATGAACGAACTGAAAATCATCTCGTTTTCTTATTTCGTTGAATACTGCAGCGCTACAACCTATAAGATCCATAGCTTCTTCTCTAGAAACTGTTGGATGATATTTCTTTGTTAATTTCTCCTCAAGCTGTTCTGCGATTGCATCTGTTAAATTGTTAATAACTTCTGGTGCAAACATGGAATCACTCCCTTCAGATTCTGCGTTCCATTTTGTAACGCTGATTTCTTGTTCTGGATAATTCTTGTGGATTCAATTCGTAATCTATAATGATTTTGTCGATTAGCGCCTGTGCTTCAAAAATCACATCTTGCGTTTCACTTGCGATACGCCATACATTCTCAATGTCTTCTTGACTGCAATATTCAGGACGTTTATCAATACGATAGAGATTGAGAACATCAATTACTTCTCGTATTTCATTAAGCATCCTCTCTTTTATACATATACGGTGGTCATCAAATACTACTTCTGACGGTGCAGGTGTCGTATAACCATCCGAGAATTCGTATGACATTTCTTTGATTAGAATTGGATCATCACTTCTTTCGTAACTTGTCATTAAGATTTCAGATGAGATATTACGACGTCCTTTTTCGATATTGCAGATATTTGGTTTGGTAGTAAGTAACATATCTGCAACCTGTGATTGAGTTCTACGAGTTCTTTGTCTATGTCTCTGTAAACTTGTTTTCATAATTGTTTTCTCCTTTTTCAGAACTTACGTTCCGTTATATATTTTTAGAATTTTCTATATATTTGATATAGAAAGGTGGTGAAAAAATGGTAAATATGATTCCGGTAGCTAGTTCGAATATCAAAAGCGTTGGATACAATCCACAAACGTCTGAATTATTTGTAACTTTTCATTACGGTAAAACTTACATATATTCAAATGTCCCGAGTTCTAAATTTGAATCTCTGCTCAATAGCGGTTCTAAAGGTTCATACTTAGAGAGTTTTATTAAAGGTGTACATCCTTATAGACCCTATTAATCAATAATTATCAATATTCTTGCAGGTCCTAGTCCGAAGGTTGTTACTGATGATCTACTATCACCAATTTTTATGTCATAACGATCTTCGACTTCTGCAAAAACTTCTTCGACACCCTTTCTTTTTACTAATTCTTCAACTAGTTCTTTAGTAGTGTATTCATTCATAAAAATCTCCTCCTCTAGTTTTCATCTCGAAAACTTTTTGTCCTTTTATGTTTACGTGCTTTTGGTCTATACTTTAGTTACGGTGTTGGTCACACCGTACAATTACATTTGGTCGTGTAATTGATGGTTTATACCAGGTGAGTTTGGTCGCTTGCCTGGTTGTTATTATTATGAATATTCAACTTTTGGTTTACTTCGTTATTAAAAAAAATAGTCCAATCTGTACCTAATATTGAAGCTATTTTTTTTGATAGTTGTACACTTGGAATTTTCTTGCCATTTTCAATCATATTATAGTATTGCATTGTACATCCTAACTTATTCGAAAGCTCACTTTGAGTTAGTCCAGCGTCTAACCTTAACTTTTTTAAGTTTTCACTCATTTTATTCACCTCCTAGATAAAATTAAATTAAACTTTTGGTTTAATTTATAATCTCATTATATTTAAACCTTTAGTTTAAGTCAACAAAAAAATTATACTTTTGGTTTAATTTTAAATTTAAACTTTTAGTTTAATACCATAACCACTATAATCATAGATATAAGAGGTGGTAGATAATGTTACATAAAAATTTAGCTAAATTTCGAAAGGCTAAAAAAATGACCCAAAAACAAGTGGCAGATAAATTACACATCACACCACAAGCTTATTCAAGATACGAGCGAAATGACGAGAGAAGCGCAGAGCCATCTGCCGAAAACTTAAAAATTCTAGCAGATTTATATGATGTAACTGTGGATGCCCTTTTAGGGAATAGCGAAAATGATAGAAGTATTGATTCTTTGTTTTTCAACCATCTAGAAGGTTTTTCTGATTTAAGCGAAGAAGAACAAAAAAGAATAGAACAATCATTAATAGAGCAAGCTGAATTTTTAATCGCAAAAGCGAAGAAAAATAAATAATCTAAACAAAGGGGATTAAAAATGAAGAAGGATAAAATAATAGAATATCTAATATCAGAAGGCGAAATTTTTGACCATTTAATTGATGGTGATTTACATAAGTTAACTGCAAATCAATATATTTTATTGAATGATGATTCTAACACCTTCAAGTTAATTCAGTTAATTTTGGGCAAAAAAGAAAAAAGTATTTTGGACAGTAAAGGAAAAGAAATTACCCAAAAAGAAGAAATTATAGAGGGCTATAAAACTATAAAAAGTTTCGACATTTCTAATGTTTCTAACGTTGATATTGATAAATATGCTATGAGTAGAGTGTATACATTTGATAACGGAGAAAAAATTAGAGTCAATAGTGACTATGCTTCTTTCGAAAATTATTTATCTAAACATCATATCAGTTCAAATTTTCAAGAAAGAAAATGGTACAGAAAAATTATCGGTTTTAGATCAGCGACCCCATGGAAAATGATTTTAACCACTTTAATTACTTTAGGCCTTATATTCTTAGTGTTTGATGCATTGACAGAAAATGAAACTGAGAAAAATGATAGAATTGCACAGGAACTAAAAGATAAACAAGAAGGAGAAAGACTTGTAAAACAAGCTAAGGAACAAGAAAACAAGAAAAAAGAAGAAAAGAAACAAAAAATCAAAAATGAAGTCAAAGAGAAAAAACAGCATGAAAAAGACTATAAAAATGATTTTGCGCCTGTTACAGAAAATCAAATGCATTTAATAGATAAATATTGGAATGAAAATTGGATAAATACTTTTGATGGAATTTCAGATGGAAGTATTAATAATTTTGATGCCTATGGAAAAATGGCTGACTTAGAAACTAAGTATCAAAATTTGATTAAATCATACGATAACATGCCTACTCCTGATTATTTTACAGATACAGATCGAGAATCTTTTGAAACGTATAAAAGAGAGATACAATCTATGCTAGGAAAAAGAATAAAAGGTATAGAACGTGCTAAAATATTATTCAATGAAAATAATGTTAAACCTGAAGATTTAGAGTATATCAAACAAATAATAAAAGAAGCTGATAAACATATGGTTTCTGGGATTGCAGCTTTAACCAGCTTAAACATGCAATATAATCATGAATATAAAAAGTAAATAACCACGCTAGCTGACCACTAGTATCCTACTGGTCGGCTATTTTTAAAACGATAAATAGAACATACGTTCTATTTTTAACCATAAATCAAACATACATTCTAGACTTGGGGGAGATAACATGAGAATTGAAGAACTCGTGAATGACATTACAGCGTATATTATCGAGAGAGTTGAGGATTTAAGTATTGAAGCTCTCGCTCATATTTATAATCTTCATATCGCATATAATCACGAAATGAGCTGCTATATGAAGTTAGACGGATGTGATGTTATATTTATTAAATTCGGAACACCGCAAGATATGTGGTTCAGATTCGCTCATGAACTTGGCCATTATTTTATGCACGTAGGAGTTTCGAAACAAATGCATCCATCGTATAACTACATGCAGGAAACGGAAGCAGATAAATTCGCCCTACTCTTCATGATGCCTGAACGATTAATCGTTGAATATAACTTATTTACAGTTGAATCAATCATGGATTATTTTAAAGTATCACAGGAACATGCGACAAAACGTGTAGAGTTATTAATCAACAGATCTAAGACACATAAATTAATTGGATTAGAAAGGATATGATGATATGGCTTCTATTCAAAAGATTAGTACTGGCTATCGTGTGCGAGTATACTATTATGACGAGAATGGTAAACGTAGGACTATCTCGAAAAATGTAAAGAAGGAAAGAGATGCTAAGAAGTTAGCACGAGACTTAGAACGTGATGTTGAGCTTAATAAGTGTAAAACTGACATCCCTACTCTTAAATCTTTCATAGACGAATATATAGAAACTTATAGGGTCGGAAAAGTATCCCAGGCATCAATAGATATCGACAAATGGAGTGCTAAGCGATTGTTCAGTATTCGAATCTATGAAAATAAGAAATTGATAGAAGAAGTTAAGCTGCATGATGAAAATATTCGAATTGATAAAGTAACCCCTACTATGCAACAGAAAGTAATAAACAAACTTTTTGAGTATAACTATAGTATCTCGACCATCAAAAAAACAAACTCATTAATGTTTAGAGCGATGGAGCGTGCTAAGTTTGATGGATTAATATCGGTTAATCCCGCTGAATACATTGAATTCAGAATCACCGACAAAGTAAAAAAAGCCGAGTACATTCCAAAAGACTTGATAAAACCATTCCTTACTGATGTCAAAAGACGTAATATCTATCATTATTATTTATTCAGGCTAATTATCGAGACCGGATTACGTGTCGGCGAAGCCTGTGCATTGAAGTTATCTGATTTCGATAAAAATAACTTATATATAACTGTTGATTCATCATATGATCAGAAACGCGACGTATTAGGAAACACTAAAACTAAACACCATCGTAAAGTTTATATTACTCGTGAATTATACGATGAAATGTTAAACTTAACGAAACTACATGAAACAAACAAGATAATTATTGGCAGCGAGTATTCAAATGAATATAACTTCTTATTCGTTAATGAATTCGGCAAACCTATATCAAGGTCATCAATACACAATACGATGATCTATTGCAGTAAAAAGATTCTTGGTCAACAAATATCCGTTCACAAACTGAGACATACTCATGCAACACTTTTATTAGAAGCTAATGTCCCGATGAAAGTTATCCAGGAAAGATTAGGACATCAATCGATGGAAATGACCGAAAGGATTTATGCCCATGTCACTCCACACCTACAGGAAGAATCAAGAATTTTATACGAAAATACACTTAAAAACATATTCTAA